ATGGACGACTGACTGCGCCAAGACAGCGGCGGCGGTGGATATCGATCAACGGACGAAAGCGGATGCGGCAAGCGCCCCTAACCCGGAGCGCGTCGGTGGCAGACCTGGGACCGGGATAGGGCCGGGCGATGTGCGCCACAACGACAGCCGTGCAGCGAGTCCACCTATTACCCTGCCCTGGCCGCCGTCCGGCAACAGCGCGGTGCGGCACGCGCAGGGCAGTCACTACCTGCGGCCCGAGATTCTCACCTACCGCGCCATCGTGGCCGATCTCTGCGCCCGCTACGCGCCGATCCTTGGCCGCTACCGGCTGCACGTCCATATGTCGCCCCCGGATGCGCGTCGTCGCGATGCTGACAACGCGCTCAAGTCGCTACTCGATGCGCTGGTGAAGGCGGGATACCTGGCCGACGACTCGCTGACGTACATGCGCGAGCTGCTGGTCACGGTTGACGATGATCGGCTTGGGCATGTCCGCGTTGATGTGAGGCCAGCATGAACCAGATCGCGCTCGACTTCTCCCGCGAGCTGGGGCGAAAAGCTATGCAGCGCGCTCAGGTGAAGGCCGAGAACGCCGCGCCAGGATTCACGGTACACGCGGCCGCCTACATGTACGCCTACCTGGTCGCCCATGGCCCTACAAGCGGCGAGGCGCTCACTGATGCGGCGGTGGCTGCCGGACATGCGCCGCAGGAATTGCGTGCCTTCGGGGCTGTATTTAAGCGGCTGACGAAGATCGGCGCGCGAGTGGTCGGGACGTGCGCGCGGCGTCGTGGGCATGGGGCCAGCGGCGGAAAGGTGTACAGCGCGTGAGCAAACCTTGGATGAAATGGTACCCGACCGATTGGCGCGCCGACCCCGCGCTGCGGATGTGTTCTCTCGCCGCGCGTGGGCTTTGGATTGAAATGCTTGGATACATGCACGAGGCGCAGCCATACGGCCACCTGTTGATCGGTGATCGCGCGCCAACGGCGGCACAGTTAGCGGTGCTGGTTGGGTCAACTCCGAAAGCGGTGGGCACATGCTTAGCAGAGCTTGCAGCGGCGAACGTGTTCAGCGTTATTGATGGCGTGATGTTGTCGCGACGCATGGTTCGGGATAAGGCCAAAGCGGAGCAGGACGCGGAAAACGGTAAGGGAGGTGGTAATCCAAAATTGATCGAACCGGTTAACAAAGGGGTTAACAAAGGGGTTAACCCCCCCCTTAAAGCCCAGAAGTCAGAAGTCAGAAGTCAGAAGTCAGAACCAGAGGAATCAAGAGCAGAGCCGCCAGCCCGCAAGCGGGCCGCTCAACTGGCCGCCGGTTGGACCCTGCCTGACGACTGGATGGCGTGGGCTTTGCAGGAGCGTCCCGGCTGGAACGATACCGACGCCCTGCGGGTATCGCTGCTGTTCCGCGACCACTGGCACAGCAAGGGCGAGGCCCGCGCCGATTGGGAGGCGACGTGGCGAAATTGGGTGCGGCGGGAGAAGGCGGTGCATGGCACGCCGAAGCTATCGCCAGCGGGTACCCAGTCGGCGCAAGCCTTGGGCGCATGGATCAACGACGGAGAGGTCCGAGATGGAACAAATTGATCGCCAGCGGTTCGCGCATTGCTTGCTTGCCGCGTCCGAGCTTTACGGCAAGGCCATCACGGAAGGCATTGCGTCGATTTGGTGGGACGCCTTGCGGACCTACGATGTCGAAACCGTCGAGACGGCTTTCCGCCGACACATGGCGAATCCCGATACCGGCCAGTTCATGCCGAAGCCAGCCGACATCGTGCGGATTGCTGGCGGCACGTCGCAGGACGGCGCGCTGGTGGCGTGGGCGAAGGTGGACAAGGCTGTACGCAGCATCGGCACCTATGCAACGGTTGCCTTCGATGATCCGCTGATCCAGCGCGTAGTCCAGGACATGGGCGGGTGGATCGCGTTAGGGACGAAGGGCGAAGATGAATGGCCGTTCATTGCCAACGAATTTCGCAACCGCTACGTCGGGTTCAGGCAGCGCGCAGAGGTCCCCGACTACCCAGCTGTGCTGCTGGGAATTACTGACGCGCAGAACGCACGGAAGGGATACAAGATGTCCGCTCCGGTGCTGATCGGTGATCGCACCAAGGCACTTGCGGTATCGGCCAAAGGTTCGGATGCGCCAGCGGTCGGGTTCCATCGTATCGACCAAGCCGCAGCCAATGCGGTCGAAAACGTGCTGCGATTGGTAGACGCCAAGCCAGTATGAGCGACCTCGCTGCCCGCGCTCTCGCCATCGGCGCCCGCGCCAAGGCCGCACAGCCTACCCGCGACGATAACCGCGCCAAGTATCCCGAGTTCGCGGCATGGCTGGAACAGGTCCGCGCAATGGATCCCCGTTGCAAGCTGCTGCGGGTCGACTACCTGGACACTGGGAAGCGCTGGACGTGAGCCTACGCGAGCTCGCCGGGGCCGCACTGTCCGCCCAGAACCTCGCCATGCAGGCGCACGTCGAGGGCCCCGCCGATATCGTCGCCGCCATCGCCTCCGCACCACCCCTCGGCCGCGCTCTCTGGCGCTACGCCTACAGCCGCCAGGACGACGCTGCCCGCCACGTCGCCCAATACCTCGTCCACGACTGTATGCACCGGTACCGGTGGGCCGCGACCGCCAAAACCTGCCGCCTGGCCATGCTCGCCGTCTACGAATGGACCGAGCCCAACTGCCGGATCTGTGGTGGGCGCCGCGGCTACATGCTCGGCCAACGCTGGCTCGGCTGCCCCATCTGCCGGGAGTCCGGCGCTGCTTCAGCAACAACTCCCGCCGCAGGTTCATGGGGGAGTGGGATGTGGCCCTCGACTCCAAGCTCTACCTGATGCTGCGAATGCTCACCGACACCGATGCCACCACCATGGCCGTCGTCCGGGCTCAACTGGGTAGGTGTTCGTCCTACTTGACAATCGGACAAAAGCCGACATATACTTCGAACCATCAGGTCAACGCATGCAGCGCCCTGATGGCATGACAATCCGCGCAAGCAGATCAACCGCCCAGCGCCGCCGCATCTCCAAACGATTCGTACAGCCACCCCCAGCGGTGGCTTTTTGCATTCCCGATACTGGTCGTCGCTCCTCCTGACGCCCGGTCCTCCTGCCCGGATTGAACGCCGGGCTTTTTCTTTTCTACCGCTGGCTGAGCCGGCGAAGGAGTGCTCTTGTGGGGCGCCCAACCAAATACAACCCGACCATGTGCGTAGTGGTGGAAAAGCTCGCCAAGCTCGGATGCACCAACGAAGAGATGGCCGATGTCCTCGACATCAGCCCGGATACCTTCTACCGGTGGATGAACGAGCACGACGCCTTTTCGGAGGCTCGCGCGCGCGGTGGTGTTATCGCCGATGCCAACGTCGCCAGTCGCCTGTACGAGCGGGCCATGGGTTACGAGCACGATTCCGTGCACGTTACGTCCTACCAGGGCGAAGTGAAGTTGACGCCGATCATCGAGCGTTACCCGCCGGACACGCAAGCGGCGCAATGGTGGCTGCAGAACCGCCAGCCGAAGCGCTGGAAGCGCGTAACGGAACCGGAATTGGGTGACGTGAACGAGGCCGCATCCGAGTTGCAGCGCATCGCGCAGGCGTCGCGTGCGACCAACACCAGCTAGGCTCTACCCGCTACGCGCGCATCCCGAGCAGGATCGGCTCCGCGAAAGCCCGGCGCGGTTCAAGGTGGTACCTGCCGGCCGACGCTCGGGCAAGACCGAGATCGCGAAGCGGCGCCTGGTCGAAGCGATGTGCACCGCCTTCGGCTCGCCCGATCCACGCTTCTTTGCTGGCGCGCCAACGCGCGACCAGGCCAAGGCAATCTACTGGGCTGACCTGAAGGCGATGCTCCCGCGGCACCTCATGCGCGGCGCACCGCGCGAGACCGAGCTGGTGATCACGCTGGTCAACGGCGCCGAGGTCCACGTCGTCGGCATGGACAAGCCCGAGCGGATCGAGGGCCGGCCGTGGGATGGCGGCGTGCTCGACGAGTTCGCGAACATGAAGCCGGGCGCGTGGGGCGAGAACGTCCGGCCCGCGCTGTCCGACCGCAAGGGCTGGTGCTGGCTCATCGGCGTACCCGAAGGCCGCAACCACTACTACGACCTCTGGAAGCGCGCCACCAGTGGCGCTGATCCCGAGTGGGATGGTTTCACCTGGCACAGCGCCGAAATCCTCGACGCGGCCGAAGTGGAGAGCGCGCGCCGCGATCTCGACCCGCTAGTGTTCGCGCAAGAGTATGAGGCCAGCTTCGTCAACTTCGAGGGCCGGTGCTACTACCCGTTCAGCGAGGCCAAGCATACCAAGGTCGGCCTCGCCGCGCTCTATAACCCGAAAGCGCCGCTGATCTTCTGCTTCGACTTCAACGTCGAGCCCGGGGTTGCCGCGGTGTGCCAGGAACTGCAACTGCCCGGATGCTACGAATACGGCCCGGGCGGGGTGATCGACCTGAATCGGCCCGTGATCGGCACCGCCATCATCGGCGAAGTCTACATCCCGCGCAACAGCAACACGCCGGCGGTGTGCCGGAAGCTGGTGCAGGACTGGGTCAACCATCAGGGCATGGTGCGCTGCTATGGCGACGCCACCGGCGGCTCGCGCGGTAGCGCCAAGGTGCAAGGGTCCGATTGGGATCTGATCCGGGCTGAGTTCAAGTCATTCGGTGGGCGCGTGAGCTACCGCGTCCCATCGGCCAACCCCGCTGAGCGGGCACGTATCAACGCGATGAACACGCGGCTGCTGAGCGGCAACGAAACGATACGCATGATGGTGGACCCGGCCAAAGCGCCGAACGTAGTGCGCGACCTCGAGGGCGTGCGCCTGCTTGCTGGAGGCTCGGGCGAAATCGACAAAAAGGCGGACGCTCGCCTAACCCATATCTCCGATGGTCTTGGCTACTACGTCGTGGCGGAATTCCCGGTCGCACCGCAATCCGTCCAACACGTAAAAATCTCCGGAGTTTGAACCCATGGGCGTCGACGCCACCAACAAGGAATACGCTGTGCGCGCGCCTCAGTGGCTGCGCTGCCGCGACGTGACCGCTGGCCAGGATGCCGTGCACAAGGCGGGCGAGCGCTACCTGCCGCGGCTCAAGGATCAGGA